GTAATTGTTCCTCCTTGACTTACAACACGTTGCACAACGTTACCTCAACCAACGATTCACAAAATAGCTACAAGTGTCTGTGCGTCAGTCAGTTACAAAAAGCTGAAAGTTTGGCGCAATGCTGTGCGTGCATAGCAAATTTGCGGTGTGATAGTCATTTAGGGTCGCCGAAGGCACCGCTTAGCGGTACATATAATCCCCACCCTATGTATTACTCACCACTTTTTTCGAGCTTTTCTTGATCACAGATCAAAAAACTGCTCTTCAGGCAACAACATGCAACATACTGGCTTGCAATGAGTTACCATGCTTTGTTTAAAGTGACTCTTTAGGGTTGACTTTTCAGAAATTTGTTTATACCTTTACGATATCGAAGCGATTGACACTTTGTTAAGACAGAAACAGCTTGTTTTTGTGTTTACACAGTGAATCTTTTCTGTTTATAACGCAAGGATAGTTGTACCATGAAGGTAAAGAAGCGAGATCCTGGTAAATCTTAATCTTTTATATTTGCCTTATGCGTAACATGAGAAAAGTAGCACCTGGATTTAGGATAAGAAAGTTCGAAGAGGGTGGCTCTATGGGTGATCCTACCAGCCCCAATCCAAAAGAAGATTTTATCAAGCGGGCTCAAGAAATTACAGGTAGGCCGCTATCCATACTTCCTCAGCTTGAAGGGCTTGACTATGAAAAGCTTCAGGGGATGAGTGATGATGAGATGCAGAGTCTTTTAAACCTAGTTAAATCAGTGGCACCAGAAGAGAAAGGGGACGTGTCAGGGGGAATAGGTAACGTCATGGGCAATCTTGGGGAGATCAAGGATGTCATTTCTGGACTCAGAGAGAATTACGACCTAGACACAAAGCAACTTTTGGATAGCATCATAACAGCAAAAGACCTTGGGTTCGTAAAAGCGGGAATGCTGAGGGGTGCAGCGAAGACAGCGGGGCTTTATAGAAGAGGCGGCAGAGTCAGGGTGATTAAAAATAAGTAAGTATATTTGCCTTATGGCAACACTTACGGTAACTATAACAGAAGCAGTGTCACTCAATGGTGCTTCTCGTGGGTCTACAAACACACATACAGAGACGGTAACTCAGATTGATCACAGGATTGTGAGCTGCCTTCACTCTGCAGAACAGACCGTGTTGCTTTTCGATTCTGCTGTAGCAGCTGGTACCATCAAAGACGGTACTCTCGACTACTTGAGACTCACCAATCTTGACAGCAGCAACTTCGTTACTGTACGTGTTAGAGGAAACAACGAAGAGTATTTTGTAAAGCTTGAAGCTGGTGACAGCTTTATCTTGAATAATCAGTCTATGGATGCAAATGCCGCAGGTGGGGCCTCAGTGTCACTTGCAAATATTGACTCAGTTGCTATCCAAGCAGATACAGCTACCTGTGATGTAGAGGTATTCGCTGCTGCTTAAATAAACAGCTAAATGTCAAAACCAAAGAATCCCAAGAAGAAAGGTTATCTTGGCATGAAGGGTTTAATAAGCCCTAGAGCTAAAGAGAGAGGCATCGCCACTTCAGACATAAGCACACCAAGAATCCTTAGAAACCTTGGTCAATCTTTGAATCAAAAGCGCCTTGAGCGTCAAGCAGAAGAGGAGGATAAGGATGTTACCGTTGGGGGTGCTGATTTTGATGACGGGTCTGGTTTTGGTGAATCATGCGTATTCAATGAAGAGACGGGGCAAGTAGATTGTCACGGAGACGTAAAAGAGGGGGTTGATGTTAGCGGGGGAGGGGGGAAGAATGCTGAGAAAGGAAAAAAGTCTAAAAGTCTTGGCGATGCTCTGATTGCTATGGCTGATGCTTCAGATAAACGAAAGAAAGACCGATCAGACTCAAGAGAAGACATAGCTAGATTCTTTGAGAAAAGATCTACCATTGGAAGTCGGTATGGCAACTTTAGAGCAAATATGCCATTGATGCAGGCTCTTGCGAGATATTTTGACAGAAGAAGCGAAGTCATTGACTCCCGCAGATCAAGACTACCAAATTAAAATGAAACTATCTAAGAATCTTTCACTTTCCGAGTGCTTGAAAAGCAAGACAGCTACAAGGCTTGGAATAAACAACGAGCCTCATGATGACTGGGTTGTCGAAAATTTACAAGCGATTGCAGAAAATATATTTCAGCCTTGTCGCAACCATTTCGGAGTTCCTATATTCGTGTCGAGCGGCTATAGGTCGCCTGATCTCAACCGTGCGATCGGTGGTTCAAAGCGCAGTCAGCATATGGAGGGAAGAGCACTCGACCTTGATTGTGACGTATACGGAGTTGTTACAAACGCTGAGCTCTTCGACTACATTAAAGAGAACCTGGAGTTTGATCAAATGGTGTGGGAGTTTGGTGATCAAGACAATCCTGATTGGGTTCACGTCTCTTATGTTCACGATGGCAATAATCGTAAAAGGTGCCTGCGCGCTTGTAGAGACGACGAGGGAAAAGTTTATTACGAAGTAATGTATAATAAGCTATGATTGGTCTCGGTCTAGGTACATCGACTCATTACTCATCTTTTATTGAGACTCTCTTTGCGGATGACTTTGGGGCAGCACCCGTGGCTGCATATTCTATTAGAAAGCTATCGGAATCTTATTTAGGGCCCTGTGTTAGGGTCAGAAGAAGAAACGATAGCTCAGAAAGCGATATCGGCTTCAACGGCGATGGTGAGTTAGATGTAGCAGCCCTTCGGACGTTTGCTAAAACTGGTACTGACCCTGATACTTTTACTAGCTGCACAGTGGCCAAGTGGTATGATCAGATTGGATCTAACGACTTTGTGCAGGCTACTGCAGGAAACCAACCAACTATATATGATGGGTCAGGCGATGCTGTTATTTCTTTGAATGGCAAACCATGTATAGAGTTTACCGCTTCGGCTCAGCAACACCTTGAAAACTCTTCAAATTATTCTACCCCTGCGGCAAGCTCTGTGTTCTTTATAGCGCAGACTACCCAAAAGTCTGGTAGCGGAAACTTTATTTCGATGATAAACTTCCGAAACCTGTTCAGAATGGTTTTACCTCCTTCTGGACTTAGCCCAGATAATTACACTAAGTACTCTATTGGAACAAACAATGTTGCTTCTAAGTTCGTAAGATTCTTGAGTGGTCAGACGGGCAACCATGACCAGCAGTCGGTCTTGATTACATGGGACGGGTCTACTCAAGATGCTGGAACAAGTGTAGACTCAGTCAAACTCTTCCTAAACGGATCTGCTCAGACTCAAGCCTTTGGAACCGCTGGCTTTGGTACACTGTCTTCAGGCAACATTATAAATGGTCACAGTGGTGGTAATGATGGCCAGAGCGGTGACGCTAAGTGGCAGGAGGTAGTTGTATATACAAATGATAGATCTGATGATGCTTTAGATATGCACAACAATGCCAAAAGATTCTATTCTATCACATAACAACAAGGCAATATAGATGGATAACTACATTATCATTGATGCTACTGCAGATAAGACGGCCGATGAGAGATGCTCTGAAATTTCAGAAGCATTGTGGACGATCGCAAGGCCCAGGTCTATAAGAAACTTGTCTGACGTATCTTGCAAGTTTTGTTCTTTTGTAAAGCACCCTTCGGATTCTAGAGCCGCAATCATGGTTAGCCATGATGACAAAATAATCCCTAGCTCCAGCCTTGTTACTCAAGAGCTTTTTGATTCTATGCCAGAGTACACTACTCAAAAAAAGACTGCTGTTACAACTAAGCTATCAAACAATCATGGCGTTGAAATAAATGTTGGGGAAATTCTTCCCACCTCTTTTGCCTATACAACAAAAGAATCAATGCAGTCAGATGGATGGTTCTCGTCTGAAACTCCATAATAAAACATCTTAATTTAATATAATGCCTAAACAGGTAAACACCTATGCACCCTCCTCTAACACGAAGCGCCCTGGAGTCCATTCTAAATCAAAGACTTCCAACCACAAAGCTTCCAAGAAGTACAAAAAGTCTTACAAAGGTCAAGGCCGCTGAAAAAGCGCGTAAAACCTCTGCACTAGAAGCCGAGCCTTCTGAGTAAGCGCGTACCTTACTCTGTAGTTGTATTTTGTTTCCTCTCTGAACAGGTGATCCTCTCTTGTGTTTGAGGGGGTCATTTTGTCAAAGTGTTTGTATATGTAATCTTGCTTAACTAGCTCATATACAATACGTTCGCCTATCTTCTTGGCTGATTGATATCCGTATTCTTTTGCTGCATAGTCTAGAGTCCAGAACTCTAAGTCGTATGCCCAGAGCATAAACATCAGTTCTTTCTCAAAAATGTCATTGCTTTCGCAGAAACGTAAGGTGTTGTTTCTTAGGTCTTTAAGGTAGTTGTTTTTTACGTACCTTTGATTAAGCTTCGAGAAGTCTCTAAAGAGTTTTTTCTTAGATACTGAGCTTTTGGGCATTTAATTAGGGGATATGAGTGAATACGAAGATATAGCAGAAGAGGGGTTTTGGTTTGAAATGCAAGAAATTGCATTGGCTGTAACAGAGATAGTCAAGAGGTATGATATGCAAGACAAGGTGATGTCTGCCTTTGTCATGGGTGTCTTGAAGCCCCTCGATGAAGAGAACAGCACCATGAAGGCTTTTTTTCAGTATGATCTCAGGACAACCACAGAACTTGAAATCATCGTGGATTTCATGAAAGAGTCGTATATTGAGCCAGAATCAGATGACGACTTTGATATTGATGGTCTTTTAGACGGCCTCGGTATCTCCCTTAATTAAATCAAATGGAAGGGCTTATCCGCAAAATCATTATTGGGCGTGATCCCAAGGACGCCATGGCTTACTACGTTGGCATGCGTGCAGGAGACGGAAAGGTATCAGCTATAGTTTTGGATGATCGTCACCTTCACCATCATGGCAAAACCAGATACTTGGTTTACATGCAGAACTCAGAGGGTCAGGTTCTCTGGAAGAGTGTAGAAAACATGCCTTGTATACTAGAATTTGATCTTGACTTCTGATGAAAAGCAAGGGACTGGGCGACACAATTGAAAAAATCACCAGGGCTACGGGGCTCAAGCAGGTGGTAGAATCCGTATCAAAAGATTGCGGGTGCAAAAAACGAAAAGAGAAATTAAATAAAATGTTCCCGTACAAAAATGAAGACACTTGATCTATTTGTCGTAGAGCTAGAAAAGCAGCTTAACGACACCATGACCACCGAGGGTGGTCTTGAGCTTTATGTGGATACTCGTTTCAATGAGTTTGAGCATAGAGTGACTGAGGGACCAGTGGTATCCCCTCCTGTCAAACACAACACAGGAGTTAAACCTGGAGATACTTTGTACTTTCATCATCTTGTCGTGCTTAATGAGGGTCAAGCACTGACTGGTCATGAAAACCATTACCTGGTTAGGTACGATCCAGACCACACAATAAACAATCAGGCGATTGGATATAAGAGTTCAAAAAGTGGACACATACATCCCCTTGCTGGATGGGCCCTCCTTGAGCCTGTACAGCAGGAGGAACTCAAAACAAATTCAGATGTTATCGAAGTTGTCGAACTTAAAAAGGCTTTACCAACAAAGGGTCGTGTCGCTTTTGAGGCTCCTTGGCTTGAGGAGCTTGGATTGAAGCAGGGGGACGTGGTTGGCTTCAAGCAGAACCGAGACTATCGCATCAAGATAGACGATAAGGAGTACTATAGAACACGAAAGGAAGATCTCTTATACGTGGAAGAATGATTGATAAAGAAGACTTGATGGAGATCCTCGCAGAGGAAGAATGCCTTACTGCTGATGGATTTGACGACGCCCTTGTTGGATGCACGTATGGTGCCAATGTGGTTGCTGTGTACGATATAGATAGAGTAATAGAGATACTTGTAGAAGAAGGTATGGACTATAACGACGCTGTAGAGCATGCAGACTTCAATATTGTTGGATCTTATGTCGGAGAGAAAACACCTATTTTTATGAGTTTTGTCGTCTAAGAAGTTTACAACGATTGAAGCTGCGAAGCGCTTGATGTCGTCTATGGAGGCTGCCATCAATAACATGATTGACGAGATCAAAAAACCTGTTGATCCAGAGATCAACGGGAGCGCGAGAAAAGCAGAACTTCAGTCTATCAAACAGACTGCTACGGATTGCAAAGAACTTATCGTTGAAAGACAGCGATTAGAACAGATGATCAAAGACCTTACGAACAATGGATCAATCGAAGAAGCAAAAGACTACAGCGGAGGTTTCGCTGAAAGATTCTCTAAATAACTGGAAAGAAATAGTATGGCAGTACAACAGAACAGATTTTAAGTTTTGGGAGGAGTCCTGGAACGATGAGTTTGAGGACTGATGGCTTACAAAGACCCTGAAGATCAAAAGAAAGCTTCGGCTGCTCACTACCAAAAGTATAAAGAGCAGTACAAGAAAAGAGCCAAGCGTAGAAATAGGAATCAACGCAAATGGGCTAGAGAGTTTATCAGAAGGGTTAAGACAATTTTAAGCTGCGTCGATTGCGGAGAGTCTAATCCTATCGTCTTGGAGTTTGACCATGTGTGCGGGGAGAAGATTAAGAACATCGCTGACATGGTAAATCAATGTTATGGCATAGATACGATTAAAGAAGAGATTCGCAAATGCGAAATACGATGTGCTAATTGCCACCGCAAGAGGACACACGAGCGAAGAAATTCATAACCGCGAGTATCCCCTCAAGCTTATACCTTGTAGAAAGGGTAACTGGTTACATGTGGGTTCAAGTCCCACCTCGCGGACTTTCTTATATTTGTAGTATGAGAGTCAAGAAAAGAGACTACAAAAAAGAATATGCCAAATATGGCTCAAGGCTCAAGGCTCGAAGGTATAGAGCAAATCTGAATCGCATCAATCGGCGCAAGGGAACATACGGCAATGGCGATGGTCTTGATGAAGCTCACATGGGGATGTCTGATGCCACTCAGCAGCAGCCTCAATCAATAAACAGGGCTAACAATAGGCCCAGAAGAAGAAGAAGCCGATGAGACCGATTATTGGAAAAGAAGCAAGAGCCCGCAGAAGGAGGGGTCGAGTTAAAGGCGCTAGAGGACCGATGAACGATCAAGAGAGAGAGATGCTAGAGGGTGTCTCTGCTTTTTACAATCCTGATACAAGAGAAATTGTTGCTAATCCTGGTGTAGATGACTCTGTAATAGAGCATGAGATGATTCATGCTGAACAGTTTGGACCACTAGCTGCCCTTTTGAATGCCGATGGCAGAGTTCAAGACAGAAGTATAAGAAGAGCCGCTAGGCGACTTGCTCTCACCATGGATCCTTCAGACTATGAAGCCTTGGATGATCGCATGAGAGACTCCGATCCAAATGCTGTATTCTACGCTCCTCAGAAAAATTTTAGTCCTTTAAAGTATATGATTGATGACCCGATTGAGTTTGAAGCAATTCTTAGATCTGCTCTGTCGTCAAAGGAAGCTGAGGGTCTTGATTTCTCTGGGGGTTTTGATGATGTATCAAGAATGCTTGATGCTATAGGCGCAGAGGATACCAACACAAATCTTAGGCTTTTGAGGTCTGCAATGAGAGAAGGAAATCTTACCGACAAACAGAAAAAGTTGTTTTTGAGGGCGATTCAATCTAATTTGCGTTCATGAAATTTATTTTTACTCTACTCTCAATTGCCTTTTTGTTCTCTAGCTGCGCCCCTCACTCTACCGTGAGAAAGCACCACCGCTACCACGATTGGAAGCAGCAGGGCCCATCATTTCCAGACATTGGAAACCTAGGTGAGCCACAATGTCCTGACTGCGTCTAATCCTTCGCTGCATCTGTAGCTCAACAGGATAGAGCAACGCACTTCTAATGCGTAGGTTTCAGGTTCGAGTCCTGACAGGTGTACAATTAAATAATGTCTACGCTAGTACAGATAGAAGAATATGATGAGCCTGCTATCTCAATTTGCCCCAAGGGTACGAAGGGTGAAAGTATTGAACTTGGTGGGTTGGTCATTTTACTTCCCGCTCAGCCTTCCGAAGAAGAAATTGTCGGACATGGAAATCCAGACTACATGCAGTTGTGGGAGAGGATTCCTATGCCAAAGGAGTTGTCTCGGATTAAGTCTATGGATGAGTGGGGGGAGATGCCAAGGGAGTTTAGACAAAAGTTTTCTCCGTATATCGAAGAGGAGTTTCGCCGTAGGCGTGAAGGCTTTTGGTTTTATAATAACGGTGTCCCTACATATATTACGGGTAGGCACTATATGATGCTCCAGTGGACTCGAATGGATATAGGCTATCCAGACTTTCTTGAGTTCCAAAGAAATATTTTCTTACATTTAGCAGCGTGTGAGGCGGATCCCCGATGTATCGGGCAGCTCTATACCAAGTGCAGACGTAGCGGATACACGAATATCTGCTCGTCTGTGCTGCTAGACGAGGCGACCCAAGTCAAGGACAAACTCCTTGGCATCCAGTCAAAGACTGGTAAGGACGCGCAAGAGAATATATTCATGAAGAAGGTGGTATACATGTTCCGCCACTACCCCTTCTTCTTCAAACCCATTCAAGATGGTACCACTAACCCACGCATGGAGTTGGCTTTTCGCGAGCCGAGTAAGAGAATCACGAAGAAAAATAAGACTACGCAGACGGGAGAGGCTCTTAATACGGTAATTAACTGGAAGAATACTACCAACAACGCGTATGACGGAGAAAAGCTTCACATATTGTATCTCGATGAGGCGGGTAAGTGGGAGAGGCCGACGGATATTCGTGATGCTTGGAGGATTCAGCGCACGTGCCTTATTGTGGGGCGCAAGATTGTGGGAAAAGCTATGGTGGGTTCTACTGTGAACCCCATGGATAAGGGCGGTAAGGAATACAAAGACCTTTGGGCTGATTCAAACCCCACTGATAGAAACGCAAATGGAAGAACTAGAAGCGGTCTCTATCGCTTATTCATACCTGCTTATGACGCTTTGGAAGGTTTCTTTGATAAACATGGATTTGCAGTCATTGAAGATCCTAGTGAAGTTCTGCCTGGTATTGATGGTGATAGCATTCATCAGGGATCAAAGACGTACCTGAAGAATGAAAGAAACAGTTATAAGCATGATGCATCTGAGCTGAATGAGATAACTAGGCAGTTCCCCTTTACTGAAGATGAGGCTTTTAGGGATAGTATTGACAGTAGCCTATTTAACATAGGTAAGATATACGAGCAAATTCAGTACAACGAAGAGCTTTTCCCTAACCCAGTAGTGGTAGGTAACTTTCACTGGAAAGACGGACAAAAAGATACAGAGGTTTTTTTCAAGCCTGATCCAAACGGTAGATTCCGTGTGGCATGGATGCCCCCTGATGATCTCAGAAACAAAAAGCTTTACGAGCGTAACAAGCGTATTGCCCCAAATGCAGAGCTGGGGGTAGGCGGGGTTGACTCTTACGACCTTGATGCCACCGTCGATGGGCGGGGGTCTAAGGGAGCGCTACACCTGTACAACAAGTTTCATATGGAGCACCCATCAAACATGTTTGTGCTGGAGTATGCGTCCCGTCCACCTTTGGCTAAGATCTTCTACGAAGACGTCTTGATGGCTGCGGTGTTTTACGGGTACCCTATCTTAATCGAAAACAATAAGTACGGCATCGCAAGATACTTTGAGACAAGAGGTTACGATGGATACTTAATGGATAGACCTAAGCATTTGATGTCTACAAATTCTACCATAAAAACAAAGACCAAAGGAATCCCGTCAAACTCTCAGGATGTCATTCAGTCTCATGCTCAGGCAATTGAAGCCTACATACACGATCATGTTGGCTTGCATTACGAAACTGGCATGATGGGGAAGATGTATTTCAATAGAACCCTTGAGGACTGGATAGGATTCAAGATAACCGATAGAACTAAGTTTGACCTTACGATTAGTTCGGGTTTGGCACTGCTTGGTGCTCAAAAGGTTAAGGCAAAAAAAGTGCAGTCAAACTTTATAGATAAGAAGTTTTTTAGGCGTTATAAGATGTGATATGTAAAAACTGTTGATTTACTATATTTGCAAAAAGCATAATACCCAACATGTATAACGAAAGCGGAACCAGGACTGGAACGAGCTTTCCCAATCCCTTGGCTTCGCCCGAAGAAAAAGCGTCAAAGGGTTATGGGTTGCAGTATGCAAAAGCTATAGAGGCCCAGTGGGGTAGTGTTGCCGACAGACATTCTGTATTTAGAAGAAGGCATGAGATTTTTGATAAGAATCGCAAGTATGCCAATGGTACACAAGACACGACGATCTACAAAAAACTTCTTACGGGTCTTGACAACAATGCTTCTGATGGAACTTTGTTGAACCTGGACTTTACTCCAGTTCCAATACTTCCCAAGTTTGTTCGGATTGTAGCAAACAACGTGCTTTCTAAAAGCCCCTATCCAAACGTTGAAGCGATAGACCCCCTGTCTTCCTCGGAGAAGGACAAGAAGAAGAGGAGGATGGAGGCAGAGGTCAAAGCAAAAAAGCAGCTTGAAATCCTCAAAGAAGAGTCTGGTCTTATCATCAAGAAAGATCCTTCTGAGATTCCTGATACTCTGGAAGAGGCTGAGATTTTTATGGGGACAAACATCAAGACCGATGCAGAGATTGCTGCTCAGCTTGGTATAAATCTGACTCTTAATTGGTCAGACTTTTTTGATTCTACGTTTAGAAGATGCGTAAACGATGTGGCTATCTGCGGTATGGCCGTAGTCAAAAGACACAACGATCCAAACTATGGTATTGCTACCGAGTATGTAGATCCATCCAACTTTGTTCACAGCTTTACAGATGATCCTTCATTCAAGGATTTGTCTTATGCTGGTCATATCAAGAAGATTACTATACAAGAGCTGAAGAGGCTTGCGGGTGACGATCTTACTGAAGAGGACTTTGCAATGATCGCCAAGTCTGTGTCTGGCAAATACGGAAACAACAGCGCGAATCTTCACAAGAGAAGATACGATGAGATGTCTAAGAGAAACACTTATGACTACGATGAGTATCTGGTTGAAGTCTTAGACTTTGAGTACAAGTCAGTTGAGTGCATTTACTTCGAGGAAAAGGAGAATAGATTCGGCAACAGCGGATTCTATTTCAAGGGGTTTGAATACAGGGAAAAGCAAGGCAGTGTATTTAAGCGCACTCCATACAAGATGGAGGTTGAATGCATCTACGGAGGCAGCTATGTCCTGAACACGAAGCATCTGTATGGGTACGGGAAGAATATGAACATTCCCAAAAATGCTCATGACATATCGAAAGCCAAGCTTTCATACTCGGTTTCGGCGGCGAACTTGAGGGACATGGTTCCCAAGTCAATGGTTGACAGCTGCATCGGCTTTGCTGATATGCTTCAGATTACTCACCTGAAGCTTCAACAGGCCATAGCCAAGGCAAAGCCTGATGGCTTGATCATTGATATTGAAGGATTGGAGAACGTACAGCTTGGTAAAGCTGGTGAGCTTCAGCCTCTCGATCTCCATGATATTTACGAGCAGACTGGTGTCTTCTACTATAGAAGCAAAAATCCAGATGGTGGTTTTCAGAACCCACCTATCCGAGAGATCGGAAACAGCATCAGAAACATCAACGAGCTTATTGGCTTGTACAACCACTACTTACGACTTATCAGAGATACCACGGGTATCAATGAGGTTACTGACGGGTCTACACCAAAGTCTGATGCGTTGGTGGGAGTTAGAGAGCAAGCTATCCAGGCAAGCAACAACGCTACATACGACATCACTGATGCCTCTATGACTCTGTTTAAGCAGGTGTGTCAGGATGTTGTAAAGTGTCTTCAGATACTGCCAATGGAGTCGGTTCTTTTCAAGGTTTACCAAAATGCCGTTGGAGAGGCAAACATGAAAGTGCTTTCATCTTTCAGCGATCTCAAGATGTACAACTTCGGTGTTACCGTGGTGAAAGAGATGGAGCAAAGAGAGAAGGCTGAGATAGAGCAGATGATTCAAATTTCTCTGGGCCAGAAAGAAATAGATCTAGAGGATGCTATGGCCATAAGAGATTTGAAAGATGTTAATCAAGCAGAGAGACTTCTTATTGTAAGGAGAAAGAAGAGAAAGGCCGAGGTTATGCAGCAGCAACAGCAGATGGCTCAGCAGCAGCAACAGATGGCGATGCAACAACAGCAAGCTGCAGCTCAAGTTGAAGCTCAAAAGATGCAAGCAGAAGCTCAGCTAGAGGCTCAGAAGATTCAACTCAAGGCGCAAAGTGAGATACAAGTTGCTCAAGCTTTGCACGAGATGAGAAAAGAGATTGAGATCATCAAGGCACAGGCTACTCTAGGATTCAAGGAGGACGATCAGCAGTTTAGAGAAAAGCTTGAAACGTTCAAAGAGGATCGCAAGGACAAGAGAGTGACAAAGCAAGCGGTAGAGCAAAGCAAACTTATGTCTCAGAGAAAAGGAGAGAGAGGTCCTGTACAGGATGATATTCAACCCAACCTAATGATAAACAGATAATGTCTTCAGTAAATTTAGACGTAGCTCAAAAGCTCGACATAACTTGTCGTAGGGGTGATACTTTTCGTTTGCTCCTAACTTTTAAGGACTCCACTGGCACCGTGATCAATGTTGGTGATATAGACGGTGCTGTTCCTGTTTATACTTTTAGCTTTGAAGTGAGAGACTTTGCAACCGATGACGGAGATAACTCAAGACTTTCAACCAATAGCAATGCACGCAGGGACAGGGTTAGCAACGTAACTATTGAAAACGTGACATCAGACGGTTCTGACGGAAAGATTAGAATAGTTATCACTGCTGAGGAAATGTCTAAAATTGCAAGTGGTGTCTATGTATACGACTTGCAGGCAAACACCATTATTGGTGGCGCAATAGATAATGTGCAAACATGGGTTAGAGGTTCGTTTATCGTTAATGAAGACGTGACAACAAGATTTGCATAACGATGTCTGAAGTAACAATAAATCTTCCGCAGATACAAAGAATTGGAGCTGATATTTCTGTTGCTTCTGAAGCTTCTTCGACAGTTACAATGCCTGTTCTCGATGCTTCATCTGAGGTGTCGGTTCAGATCACTGTATAAATTGTTGTGTTTATATTTGTCATATGCCACGAGTAAAGAAAAGAAAGGGCAGAATGCCCAAAAAGTTTTCTGTAAAGAGCGGAGATAAGTCCGCTTCTGGTGGCTTGACGGCAAAAGGTGTCAGAAGATATCGCGCAGCCAATCCTGGCAGCAAGCTAAAGACTGCCGTTACGACTAAACCTTCTAAGCTCAAGGCTGGCAGCAAAGCTGCAAAGAGACGTAAGTCTTTCTGCGCTCGAATGAAGGGGATGAAGAAAAGATTAACCAGTGCAAAGACTGCGAGAGATCCAAACTCTCGTATCAACAAAGCTCTAAGAAAGTGGAACTGTTAAAATAAAAAATATGCCACAAGGAAAAGGTACATATGGAGATCAAGTAGGAAGACCACCCAAGGCTCAAAAAGGCATGAAGGTTCTTAAGAAAGGAGAAAAGGCTCCAAAGCTTTCTATCTCAAACAAAAAGGTAGCTATTGACCCGCCAAAAGGACACCATTGGATGCTTGAGGATGGGAGATATTATCTCATGAAAGGAGAATACAAGCCACATCCAGGTGCCGTGCCTAAGGCAGACTTCAAATTGGTAAATCACCCAAAGAAGTAATGTCTAAAAATTTAGCACAACAAGCGGCTATTGCCATTGCCATGAAGAAGGCTGGCAAGAAACCCAAGTCTGCTAAGAAAGGCATGAAGTTCAATCCGAAGTATACACGGGGTAGCTCTGACGTAACTAAGAGAAAAAGGCTTATGCAGCAGATTGCTGACATATACAAAAAGCACAGAGGAACCAAATCACAAAGACAAAAGAAAGGGTTTCCACCTGCTGTAGAAGCTCGACTCAAAAGACTTATGAAACAACGCGATAAAATCTAACAATATGTATCACAAAAAAAAGGAGGGCCTTGGAATGAAAGGCATGCGAATGGCTAAAAAAATGCCAGGAGGCGGTAAGATGCCAATGTATATGGCTGGAGGAAAGATCTACAAAGATGGTGGTAGCCTTATGCAGGCCCTTTTGAAAGACCCAAAGCAAAGAGCTAGAGCCAAGAAAATTATGGGTATGTAATGAAAGTCAAGAAGTTTAAGAAAGGTGGGGGGATGTCTGGCCTTGACGCTGCACAAAAACAAGTGTATCGAAGAGGTCTAGCTGCTTATATGAGCTCTGGTAATAGACCCAAAGTGTCTCAGCATGCCTGGGCTATGGCAAGAGTAAAATCTGATTTTGGAAGAAAAGAAGCTGCTAAAATCAGAGCAGGCAAGAGTGGCAAGGGCAAAAAGAAATAATCACTATATTTGTGTCAAACATAAAATGCAATGGCAACAACAGCAAGCATAACACTTACTAGTGATATTACTGGGGATGCAACAAACCTCAACAGTACTGCAATCTTGACAAAGGCAGACTCGAATGTCACTGGTTTGGATCAGTTTACAGGAGTAACCACTCTTGTTTTTTCTGCAGCTCAAAGTGATAAAAACATCATCGCTGCCGCTGACTACGCAGATACTACTGTTGCTCACAAGGTTTACATCAGAAATGCAAACACTTCTGGGACCAAGTTTGTGACAGTCGATATTGATTCTAGTGCAAACGAGCCTTTGGGTAGACTTTATCCTGGGGATTGGTGCTTCTTCCCATATGACGGGACGTTGGATATTGACATTGACACTAGTGATGCAGGCGTCACTGTAGAGTTTGCTGTAATTTCTCAATCAGCCGCATCGTAATAAAGAACCAAAATGGCAACAACAAGAGCAACACTTACTCTAAGCGCTCCAGACTTTACTGGAGGTGCTACCTTTTCTGCTTCTACTACATTCTTGAAGGCAGGATCAAGTGTGGGCTTGACGCAGTTCACTGGCATTTCGAGAGTTGAGAAAGATTCAGCTACGGCTGACATTTCAATCGTTGCGGCTGGTGATTATGCTGACAATCAGGCTGGTAAGCTGTATTTCAAGAATACGTCTACCACTGGTGCTGATACTTTCATCTTAATGGAGGTTGGATCTAATGTAATCATTGGAAGACTTTTTCCTGATGATTGGATGCTCATCCCATTTGACGGCACCGAAGATATCAAGGCTACTACTTCAGACAATGGCATGTCTTACGAGTTTGGAATTTTTCACGAAGGCTAAGATTTAAGACATGGCTACAATAACAGCATCATTGAATCTCAGCAGCTCTGATCTTACGTCTGACGAGCTTGCTTTGGCCACCACAGCGGTTCTTACAAAGGCAGGTACGTCAACTGGATTGACTGAAACCACTGGTCTTGCGAGAAAGACTACTTCTTCCACAGCTACTGTGACTCTATTTGACGGATCTGAGTATACGGACAATATGGCTGGGAAGATTTACATCAAAAACCTCAGCACCACAGCTTCAGAGTTTATTACAATTATTATGAACTCAGAGGCTATTGGAAGGCTTTACGCAGGTGACTGGGCTTTTTTGCCTTACGGCGCTGATGCTGATACAAATGATTTCAAATACACTCCAAGTGTAAGCTCTGCTCTTACTGTCGAATACATGCTAATGCACGAATAATGGCTACTCTTTCAGCAAGTTTAACACTGGCAAGCGACGATGTCCTTAGCTCAAATCTCAGCCTTCGGGCTAGTGTAGATTTGGACGTAGACTCTGGGTCTTTGATTAGAGCCAAAGTAAAAGGCACGGCTGCAGACACGAATGATATGATTGTCTATCTCGCTAACGACAAGAGCGAGAGGGCATATCTGTATATTAAAAACCTTGCGCGAGAGCTTGAGGACTACATTTATCTTAGAAACGAAACCGAAAGCGATTCCGCTCTCTCTGCAAAGATTGGGGGTGGTGAGTTTGCATTCATCCCCGTTGCTGTAGACAAGACTGTCGCAGTATATGCCACAAGGGTTGACACCTTGATTGAGTACGGTGTGTTTGGAAACGACAACTCTTCAGTAATCTTCGGAGGTTCAGGAACGTAATAATTAAGACATGGCTGATAATACTTCACAACCTTCAACAGCGAATATGATGGCCTTTGGCCAGTTTGGATCTTCATTCATTACTGGTGACGGGGCTAATGTTGACTTGAATGGTGGTAGCGCTACGCGATACATCGCTGCTATTCAGTTTCTTGCAGGTACTCAATTTCAAGCTCTAGAGAATATGAATGGGGAGGTTGGATCGGTGAGCACAGTGACC